TTCTGCAATACGTAAACTTCATTAACGACAAGCCCATTGGCAGAATTAAGTATGCACTAAATTAATTCCGCCAACAGGTATAGTAACTCCGAAGTTTCTCGATGATAATGCGCTGTCAAAAGTAAAGCAGGATGCTGCGCAAGAGATCATTCGTTTCATAAAAGGATTGACTTTGGGAGAGAATACTGGAGGTAATAACTTCGGTATCTCCTCCGACGGCATCGCCACCATCAAAGAGGTTGTGTCGGCGGCGTTCCGTTCGGGTGCGCTCGGCTCAGGCTTCAGACTTGGCAAGTATTCTGACAGCGAAGACAGCTACTTGGAGGTAGACCGCCTGCTTGTGCGCAAGGCTGCGGAGTTCGTAAGGCTCGTAATTAGAGAGCTGCAAAGTGTCGGCGGCGAGATTGTTCTGTCACCTGCGTCGATGAAGATCAGTAAGGTGGACTTCTTGAAAAAAGGCACGTTGCTACCCGAATACGGACCGACGCCCTTGCGATACGATGTCTACCGTTGTTCGTTTTTAACGAAGCGAGGCGACGAGGAGATAACAAACCCGTTTGCTGTCAACGACCTTGTGCGCTGCCAGACGTTCAACATAAAGGAGGACACGACGGCGAATGCAAAGAACAAATACTACTGGCGCAGAGTGCTGCTGGTCGGCACGGACTACATCGACATCCTCGCTTTGTCGGGAGGCAACTACGGCGATTCGCAGCCCGAAGTGGGCGACGAGCTTGTTCAGATGGGCAATACAACCGATGTGACACGCCAGTCAGTGCTGTACCTCTCGGCTTACGGCTCTGATTCTCCGTCAATCAAGCTGTACAAGGGCGTGAACGACTATACACTCGACAGCAAGGAGATATTCGTGGTGTCACGCGACGAGATTTATGCGCTTGCGTCAATGTTTAAGCTAAAGGTGAAGGACGGCGACACAACAAAGGAAACTACGCTTGCAGAGATTGTAGCGAACGTTGACGGACTGAGTTCTACGGTAACCGCAAACAAGCAGGAGGTAGATGGGCAGATAGGCAAGATAAACACTACTCTAACGCAGAACACAGAGAGTATCACTTCGCTTGCACAGAAGCAGACGAATACTGAGAATAAGGTATCGAAGATAGAGCAGACGACGGACAAAATCTCTCTACAGGTTGAAACAACCACGAACCTAAAGAACAGCATCGTAGGTTCTGCGCTGCGTCCTTGGGATGAAATCACAAAGATAGCGGCGGCTCACTCGCAAAAGGTAGAGATAACAAGCGGTGGCGGCGTCGGCGGCTCAAACTACGCAACGTTCAGTGCGTCGGGCGCTACAGCGGACACATACACCGGTCTCTACTTCAAGGATGTGCGTGTGTCGGCTGACAAGACGTATGTATTCAGTGTATGGGCGAAGATTGTCAGCCTGTTTGATAATGGCGCTTACTACTCTATCAAGCGCTTTGACGGCGGTACGGAAGGTGCTGTTGTCAAGTCGAGCAATATCTATCTGAGTATAGGTGGCTGGAAGCTCTTTACTGCGACGTTTACCGTGCCCGACGGCTGCACGAAGCTGTTGCTTGAACTTGCCGTGCGCAGAAACGGCGCTATCGACGTGTGCCGCCCGATGATAATGGAGGGCACAGAGTATGGTGGCTGGAGCCTTTCGCCTTATGACAAGACGGAAGCTGGCAAGCTGGAGTTGGGACTAAAAAAAGCAGGTATCGACCTTGAGGACGACACCATCACGGCGACGGCTAACAAGTTCATGGTCAAGAACAACAGCGGCGAGGTGACTGCGAGCGTGAACGAGGACGGTTTGCTGGAGGTTGGCGCAGGTCTCTTCTCTGGACTGATACGTAAGAAGAAGACTATCATTACCCCCGACAAGTTGGAAGGCTACACAGAAGAAAACTCGATCAATGGATATATCCGACTAAACTTTGTAAAGGCAGGTAGCTTTGTTGAGCTTTCGGGCGACATCGGCAAAAAGACAGGAGGTAACTACCCGACAATAATTCTGCCATTTCACAATCCAAACGCAAGCAATGCCAGCCTTGGTGTGACAAGCGAAGAAGCGGCGACGTACCTCGGGCAGGTGTTCGTTATAAGAAACAACACAAGTCCAGCGACAACAATCAATATCGTTGGCTATACGTCGCTCGTTGGAGGTAGCAACACAGCTCGCCCCTACTGGCTTGAAAGCGGATGGATGGCAGTTCTCACCTGCGAATTGGTGTATGTCTCAAACGCTAATACGTATGCGATTGTGTGGAACGGCTACAACGTACCATTTACAGCTCCAATAGCGCACAGCGACGAAGGAGGAGGAGCGGTTGCGGACGAAGGAGGAGAACCTACAGCCGACGATCCGACAATAACAGAAGAAGAACAACCAAAAGAATAAGATATGAAGAAAATAGTTAGAGGTAATGACTTCACCCTGCGCATACCAGTAAAGAAGATAGTCAACGGCGAGCAGGTGGCTTTTCCGCTGCCTGCTTGCACGGACATCGTTGTGAACATCGTGAACCAGTATCGGCGTGTGGCTCTGAGCTACACTATCGACACAGCGGAGGACAACATCATCAATGCGCGTGTGGAAGGCGACGCTGTATCGGTGGGCACATACGCCCTCGAAGTTCGCGGCAAGATTTTCGGCAACGACTGGCGCAGCAAGGAGTACGAGCAGTTTGCAATTGTGGACAACAACGCTTCGGGCGATACGGCGTTCAACGGCGAGCTTATCGAGGGCGAGGACAGCGTGGAGATGAACACGGCGCTTGTTATCCTGCCTCCGACGGCAGAACTGACGCAGCTCATAACCGATGCTAATATAGCCGTAGAAACAGCAAAACAGACGGACGCGATACTCGAGGCTAACGAACACGAGCGTACTGTTGCGGAACAACAGCGAGTGTCGGCAGAAACCGCACGCGAGTCAGCAGAAAGCGAACGTAGCGAGAGCGAGAGTGTTCGACGGACAGCGGAAGTTAAACGTGAAGACAATGAAGACTTCAGAAAAGTAGCGGAGTCACAGCGTGACATGGTCGAGAACGAGCGTGTCACTGCGGAACAACGGCGAGTGTCGGCAGAAACCGCACGTGTCGCAGCAGAAAAACAGAGAGCGACAACCTTCACGGAGCTTTCGGCGAACGTAGACGCAGCTGTCAGTAAGGCAGACAGTGCAGCAGATGCAGCAAGCACGGCAACCGAAAAAGCAAACACAGCCGAGGTGAAGCGTGCGGAAGCAGAAGGACAGCGTGCGGAAGCCGAGGTCTCACGCAGCCGGGAAGAGGGTATTCGCCAGGAGTCTGAAACTGAGCGCATACGTAAGGAAACGGCAAGGGATGAAGCGGAAGCAGTTCGCCAGGCAGCCGAGGCGGAACGAGTAAAGGCAGACGCGGAGCGTGAGAAACGTGTATCTGAAGCAATATCTAATACGTCCTCTGCTACTCAGGCAGCTACTGATGCAGCGACCGTAACAACAGAGGCAGGGAAGAAGGCGACCGCAGCGGCTACGGAAGCAGAGAGGGTAAATGTAAACCTGCAAGGCTCTACTATCTCTGTGACTAACCGCAACGGAGAAACAAAGTCGGTAGACGTAGTGAACACCGATGAGGAAGTGATGGTAACTATTACTTCTACTGTGGATTCCATTAAAGTAGCAGGTGTAAAGATTAACGTGTTCCTCAATAACGGAAAGACTCCTCAGACATACACCACCAACAGCGAAGGCAAGGCGACGTTTACCATCGACCGAGGAAACTATTACCAGGTAACGTTCCCTGAATACGGCAATGCGCAGCCTATTGCGCCTGTAGGCTATACAGCAGTGCTCGCAACCCGCAACATCGATGTAGACTACAAGCCTTACGACGAGGAGAGCATGGAGAACGTAGTGGTGACGGTAACGAAGTACACCGACGGCAAGGGCGCTGCATACGAGGGCGTGCCAGTAGTGGTGACGGTAGACCGCAAGAACACTACCTACAATGCTGACGCAAAGGGTCAGGTGTCGCTGTATGTGCCCTACGGCAAGGAGTTTACTGTCAACGTCGAGAATCAGGACGGCTACAGCGTGAGTCTTAACCGCAATACTCGTACATACACGGCGAGTGTGCCGCAGCGTCTTATCGACTACAAGATGTATCAGTTCCGCGCTGGCATATTTGTCATCGATGACAACCTCAACGAATACTACCTTGAGGAGTGGCAGGCGGCTGGCAAGACCGCAGAAGAAGCGGTGGCTATCAAGGTAGCGGACGCTACCCTCACGCTGAACCGAGGCACGTTTATGATAAGAATATCCGACATGCTGGCTCCTACGGCACTCCCGAAGAAGTCATGGTGTACGCAGAATTTGCAGTTCGACAGCATCGCGCTTAACGGCAACAACACGAAGGACGCGAACTACTACAACGGCGAGTCGTCGTCGTTTCTCGTGCGCCAGGAGGCTGTAGAGCGCAGCCTTAGCGTGCCTGCCTTCGACTGCGCCTATGAGCAGATATTCAGCATCGCAGGACATGAGCTGCACGGCTTCCTGATGTCTATCGGACAGGACTATGTGCATATAGCGAATATCGGCATCATCAAGCAGGTGCTCACGGCGCTTTACGGAGAGGAGGTGGCTACTGCATACTACAACTTTGTGATGAAACAGTACCGCTGGACTTCTACGCAGTACAATGCTACGGTCGCGTGGTACTACAGTAGTAGTGCGAGCGGCAACCTCAAGTCGTACTCGTACTACGTTCTGCCAGTATTCGCTTGTTAATCTCTTTATCTCTTTTAATCTTTATCTCTCCGCGAGCAAAGCGAGCGTCAAGCGGCACGCAAGCGGAGAGTGGTAAATAACAATTTAAAACAAAATGGCATACACGGAGGCTCTGTTCATATATAAGGACACTTATCTGCTCTGCAAGCTGCTGCTTCAATACAGCAAGAACGTAAGCCGTATCATCAGATACGGAGCGTACGAGACGATGACAAGCAAGGCTTGCACGGCGCTCGACCTGGTTCGCAGAATCAACGAGAGTTTTGAAGGCAGAGAGGAGAACCTGCATGAATTCATCCTGCTTATGTCGGAAGTCAAGTCGAGAATCAACCTCTTCACCGATGCGGATTTCTTGCCTGTCAAGACTGCGACGAACCTTAACCATCAAGTCGACAAGGTACTGAAAGAGGCGTACGGCTGGCAGAAGGCAGAGCGGAATCGCAGAGGCGAGAGCCGTGGAGCGTAAAAGCAACACGGGAGAGCCGTCACACATGTGACAAGGGGCGCTGACACGCAACTCCGAAAGGAGAAGTGTTCGGACCGCAAGGAGACAGCGCCGAGAACGCAGAACAATGCTACGAACGCGTGGAACTACAGTAGTAGTGCGAACAACAACAACAAGTCGAACTCGTACTACGTTCTGCCAGTATTCGCATATTACTACGTGACGAAAGCTCCGTGTATGCCTTTTTAATACCATGAATAAGAACACAAAAGAGTATGTCTCACTGGAAGATGTGTATGCTGCATACTACGACTGCCGAAAACACAAAGGCTCGACGTATGGGTATCTCGAATACTCGCTGAACTACATAGAGAACAACTACCGGCTTTACGCCGAGCTAAATAGCGGCACGTACCGAATAGGCAAAAGCAAGGCGTTCTGCGTGACGCACCCGCAGCTACGGGAGGTATTCTGCGCTCAGTTTCGCGACCGCATCGTACATCACCTGCTTGCGCTGAAGTTCGGAGAACTCCTCGATGGCGAACTCACGGATAGAGCCTACGCCTGTCGCAAGGGTAAGGGCACGGACTACGGCATTAGTGACGTGAGAACACAAATAGAACGGGTAACAGAAGACTACACGCAGGAGGCGTGGATATTGAAGTGCGACCTGCAAGGCTTCTTTATGAGCATAGACCGCAGATTGCTGTTCGGTCTCCTCGAGCGAACGATAAGAGAGAAATACAAAGGTGGAGATATTGAGTGGTGGCTGAACTTGTGGAGAATGGTGGTGCTGCATGATCCGGCAGAGAGCTGCATAAAAGTGGGCGACCTCACCTTATGGGATAAGCTGTCTGCGAACAAGTCGCTATTTACCTGCGGAGAAGGCAGAGGACTACCTATCGGCAATCTTCCGAGTCAGTTGCTCGCAAATCTCCTTCTTGCCGACTTCGACAAAATGATGATAGAGAGGTTAGACGATAATGGAGGCTACGGGCGCTACGTTGATGATTTTGTAGCGATACATACAGACAGGAAGGCGCTGCACGTTACGCTCCAATGGGCGAGAGAATATCTGCGCACACGGCTCGGGTTGACGCTGCACCCGCGAAAGGTAAGCCTACAACGCGCAAGCAGCGGAGTCAGGTTTACGGGCGTAATGATACGACCATATCGCACGCTGCCAAGTAGCAGAACGACGGAGCATCTGTTTAGCGTGATAGACGAGTTCGGAGAATGTGCGAAGCCGTCCGCCGAAGATTTGGCAAGATATGCCAATCGCATAAACAGCCTGCTGGGGCTGATAGCGCACCGCACGTCGTACAACATAAGGCGTAGGACATGGTACATGATGCCGCACAAGGAGATGGTGTACTGTGTGAATATGAAGAAGATTAAAATCAAAAATAAATACAAACTTAAAAAGTAAAGACATGGCAAAAATCTATTTCGTCAGCACACTGATACCTGCTGACAAGTTTAAGAAAAAGTACGAGCTTGGTGGCATTACGATATACCATATCGGTGAGACGCTTGACGAGAAATCAGACGCCTACAAATGCTGGGAGTGTACCGTACCGACGACTACGTTTAGCGAAGATTTGGTAAAGACCGAGTTCGAGGCGTTCGGCAAGGAGATGCAAGCGTTTGCACTCCAGATAGCCAAGCAGTTGAAGATAGCAGAGATAGACGCTTACGACAAATCCTCTGCTGTCAACGGCTTTTATCTGAACGGTATGCTCATTCCGTGGAGCAAAGACGACCCATCATCTCCGAATGTCGATAAGCGCATGGGCTTGCGACAGAATATCGCCGACAAGGTAGCGTTGGGCGAGGAAAATATCTCAATATGGATGAAAGGCATGTCTTTCACGATGCCGTGCGCACAAGCTGAAATGCTCATGCGTAGCATTGAGAACTACGCGTACGAGTGCTTCAACGTGACAGCAGCACACAAGAAAGCTGTGAGCGAGCTGACGACCATCGAGGAGGTGGAGAAGTATGACATCACGGCAGGTTATCCTGCGCAGTTAAAGATGGAGGTGTAGTATGACATTAGCTATCATTATACTCATCGCTCTTGCGCTGTATGTTTTCAGCTGCTGCGTGGTAAAACGAGTGCCGACCATGCTGTCTGAGGTATACTATCTCGCGGATAGAGACTGGCTCTTCCCTGCGCTCATGGCGACGCTCGGAGTATCGTTCTTGCCGATCATGCTCACAAAGGGAGGACTGGAGTGTATGGCGTTCTTAACGTGTGCCAGCATCATCTTTGTTGGCGCAGCTCCTGCCTACCTCGATGAGGGCGAACGCACAATACACAAGTGCGGAGCTATCACGTCGGCGATAGCAAGCGTGGCATGGGCGTGCAGCATCAACGCCCTGCCTACAGTTTTGTTCGCCGTACTCGCAGCCGTGCTCTGCATCTGGAAGCGCCGCTACTGGCTGTTTATCGCCGAGTGCTGCGCGATACTCAACATCGTAACAACATTATTCATTTAAATCTATAAACATGGAAATCAAGGTAAAACGAATAGCAAGGAAGGAGGCGTACACTATAGGCAAGATGTACGTCGATGGCGCATACGTCTGCGACACTCTTGAGGATAAGGACAGAGGACTGACGTCCAACATGAGCGTTGCGCAGATATGCGGAGTTAAAATCAAGGGCGAAACGGCTATACCGACAGGCAGATACCTCGTCGATATGAAGACTGTATCGCCTCGCTTCGGAGGTCGGGCGCAGTACCAGTTCTGCAAGGGTAGACTGCCAAGGCTGTGCAATACGCCTGGCTATCAGGGCGTGCTGATACACATCGGCAACATGGCGAAGGACACGGAGGGCTGCATCCTCGTCGGCGATAATAAGGAGAGGGGCAAGGTGCTCAACTCAACGGCAACGTTCCGCAAGCTCTACCCTATCCTGAAGACTGCTGACGAGAGAGGAGAACAGATTTGGATAACAATCGAATAAGGAGGTGCAGATGGATGTAATGATAATTCTGATGCTACTGAACTGCATCATTTTGGGAGCGACAACGCTCTTTATTTTCTACAAGGCAGCGCAGCTCGATATGGTAGATGAAGGCTACGACGAGAACAAGCGAAACCGACAAGGTGCTATCGGATGGTTTATCGCGTCTATATTCGTGGGTGTTCTCGCGCTGCCCGTAATGGTGCTGCGTGAGGTTTATCAATGGAAGCGTTATAAGCTACCGGGTATTGAGTGGGACGATATTTGTCGCTACGGCTTGACTATTGTTATCGGCTCTATGCTGCACGTACTCCTGCTTGTGGTGGTTACGCCATCTTCTTGTTGACAGCAAAAGTAAAAGAGCTAAATCAAAAAAAACCGCTTCCATCCTCGCAGACAGAAGCGGCCCAACTTTTGTTATACTTTACAGAAGTATGGCTAAGAGCCATATTCGTGACTGCAAAGGTACAATATTTTTTTGTTTTTACATCGGATTTTGCTGATTTTAGTTCACTAACATAGGACCCGTGTCGCGGCCTGTAAACGATATATTGATATTGCGAGCATAGTCTCCGTTCTTTTCCGTCATTTCGTCAACGTGTAGCTTCACGCGGAACGTCTTTTTCCCATATTCGTCGCCCTTATCAAGAGTCCTTATCTCTACCCAGGCACCTTTTACGGGCTGATTGTTGTCCCATGTGCTTAGTTCGTGCTTCTTGTATTCGGGTTGCCACTGCTCTTTCCACCCCCATAACGAGCCGTCTGCTTGCTCCACCTCGTAACGACCGTCATACATATCGTCAGCAGGGGCATTGTAGACCGAAAAACATACAACGTAGTAGTCGGTCTTGTAATTGCCCATCATCGGGTCGCTATAGAGGGCAAAGTACCCCTTGCCGTAGTTTTGGGAGTAAGACAACTGCTGCACAGGCTTCTCTTTGAGAAGTTTTGAAAAAGCCGACTCCACCGGCACATACTCCGGTTCCTCGTTGTCGTCGCTGCTGCAACTGCCCATACTTACACACGCTGCCGTCATCATCGTCAACAGCAGCATTATTCTGAAGATTTTCTTCATACATTAATATTTTTATACGTTAGTACTTTCGTAGGTTTCTGGTTTTGAAATAAAGAGGTAAGACCTTGCCGTAGGTTACTCTTCGGGCAGTAGCACTACGCCAACACGTACTTTTGCACCACAATGAGGGCAGAAGGTAGTGGTGTTGACGGTGAGTTGTGGGTGTTCTTGTGTATTATTTTCTTTTTCCTTTTTTTCTTCGTTGAGTGAATGGTTGTTGTTTTCGGTATTGTCCGAATCTTCTATTGGATAGAATAGATCGGTGATGTCACATTCCAGTTTCTCACAAAGGTCTTCCAAACGCTTAATTGTAGGATTACCCTTGATATAATTCTGAATAATGTTCTGCGTCTTTAGGTCGAACTTCTGACAGAAAGACGTAATAGTGTAACCACGCTCTGTTATGGCGCGACGGATGTCGATTTTCGTTCTCGTATACATAATAGTGTTATTTTTAGTTGCAAAGTTAATTGATATATTTGTATTTTGCAAACGTTTTACGAAAAATAATCAACGTATATATTTATTTCGCATATAATGGTGTCGTTTTTAACTATTTGTGTCTTCGGCCTGTGCCTCCGTTGTTGTAATCGCTGATAAAAACAGATTGTGTTCCTTGCCGGAATTAAATATTCACCCCTATAAATGGCTAATAATCAACACTTTAACTGATAAATCATTTTGTGAAACTCATCCCAAAAGGGACACCTAAATAATTGATAATTAAAGCAATTACATCCGCCAACTCTACCTCGAATTTTTGATTCAGAAATGAGATTGCCCGCCGCGCTGTGGAGCCTCGTGGCGTGCCCGCCTGGGCTGGCGGCTGCATATATGCCACCGACCAGCAGGGAGGCACCAGGCGCCGCCGCGCGCCCTCGATGGTCCACACCCCCACCGACACCACCGACCAGCA